CTTTGGTCAGTAGTAGCATTAATTTTTCCATAAGGATCAATGGAAAAAGGAAGTGAAATAGTTGTTTCGCTCATTACTGACCTTCCCATCTTCTTGGGGTTACTTTAAACCCTAGTTCTGTTCTTTTTATTAAAGCAACTGCGCCAGTAAGTTTAGTAGAAGTTGGCCTCTTTGTGGCCGTTGTCGAAGTCAAGTCTCTGGTAGGAGCCGTTCCTGCTGTACTAGGTCTAGAACTACTTGGTACGTTGGCTCCAGTTCCATCAGTTAAACAAGTAAACTCAAGTTCGTAACGCCCGTCAAAGTAGACATGATGAGAGGCTTTTTTAACAATCCAAAAACCATCAGTAGTATTTCCAGTTCCCCTTACTTCAATAGTAGCAAAAGGAGTTACGCGAGGATCTCCTTGTCCCTGAACCTCTGCTGTCATTGAAAAGCGAGACAATTGAGCGTTGGCATCGGCAATAACTTTAGCCATATTTGCGTTACCTGTCATTGCTCCTGGCAAAGTTTCTGTAAATAAAGCATCTTTAGAAGTACTACGAAGGTTCTTACCTACCTTATTGGGAGAGGTAGAACTGCTGTACGACTTACCAGTTAAAGGATCTACACCAAATACAGTTTTTTCTTTGCGATCGTAGGCTTCTCCATCAAAAAAGTCTCCTACTTTGGGTTTAAAACTGTCTAATGTTTGAGAAGCAATGGTGTTATAACGATTTGCAAACGGCTCTATAAATGCAAAGACAGGAATAACGCTCATAGTCTTGTCTATCATTGTGTCGATAGGATGGAAGTGTAACTCAGTCCCAAACACTTGAGCAACGTAACCTATGCGTTTTGCAAGTTCTTGTAACTTTTCCCAGTAAGTATGTCCAATTAACGATTGCTGAGAAAAAATAACTGGGCTTTTTGTTACAACTGGTTTTAGTTTAAATTTTTGAGCAATATCTGTAGCAATATCTGATGCAGATTTATTTGTCCAAATTTTATTGCCACCTTCTTTTAAGCCCAAAGTAGCCCCAATGCAACGAACTACAACAGTTCTTTTTAAAGTTTGATTAGTGGTAGGTGTTACGCTTACAACATAACCAAAGAACTTTCCTGCAGCCTTATCGTTTTTCCAGTTTACCTGTATGGGTACTCCAGTTTTTAATCCCTTTAAATGCACTGTGCTTAAATACTTGTAATGAATATCAACTACATCTTGTTTACCCATCTCTTGATGCAGGGTAAAAAATCGTGCTTTATTTTTAAAGTCAGAAAAATCTGGATACGTTACTGTGAACGACGATCCAGTTCTATTTTGATATCCGTTATTCACTAGGAATCCTTAGTACAGTTCCAGGAATAATGTTAAGCGGATCTATGATCTCTGGGTTTATGTCCATAATTTGCCACCAGTGGCCTGACTTTCCCAAGAACCTCAAAGACAATAAATCAAGTCGGTCAGTCTCTACCCATTCGTAGAAAAAATACTGAACAGAATAAGAAGGCCATTCACGATAAACAGTCAACTCGTAAGTGCCTGTACGTGAGTCGTAGGCTTTTAATAATGTGCCATCTGCGTAACGGCTATCTAAATAGATCATATGTTTCCTTACTCCAAAAGTTGGTGTTTAGGTAGGTACCCTCTGTAAGTCAAAGTGTTTGAAGTTTGAGGATTAGTTTCTGGTCCGTCATTAAATCGAGAGCAAGTAAACTTAACAGTTGAAAATATAGGAGTCATATTTTGATTAAAAATAATGTGGTTTACAGAGAACTCACTAATGCGAACTCGATATCGCATGCTGCGTCCAAGATGTAACTCCACAAAGGTAGGGCGTAACCAACCACGGTCAGCAGTTGACCCATTTAAAGCAGAAACAAATGTTGCGTTAGGACCATTGATAGTCTTGAACAAGTACTCAAGATCGTACATAGTTCCCTTTTCATAAATTTCTGCAATATCTTCCGTAGGTACTATAATTGGGTAAGGGTTATTTCCTGTAAATCCCCCTCCTTTTACAATCTGTTGAAAGTCAGCAATACGATTTAAGTAAACTTCAAATTCAAGAACACTAGATAACAACCCCGTGCTAATTACATTAAATGCATCTTCACCACTTGACGCGTAGTATGGGTCAATTTGTGTTACAACATCCCAAGCCATACTTACTGTTGTAGGGTTGTAGAGAAATTTAAATCCGTACATTTGTTTGTCGTATGGAATGTTTTTAGAGCCTGTTCCTGCTGCAATCTGTTGTGCAAAACCATTAACAAATTTACGATCCATCTGCATAACACCTTTACCGCCTTCAACGCCCCTCCAAGCATTTGCGGCATCGGTAAACAATGGAACGTTAATAGAAGACCCAGGTATAATTGTTTCAATATCGCTAGTAAAGATTGACTGACCATCGATGGCGTTTGCTTGTGGCCCAGCGCCAAAGTAAGCAGAACTAACCATAGGAGCGTTGTATTTCCAGTCATTGGTAAACTCAAAAGTTCCTCCAATATCTTTCGAACCTGGGGGTAGGTCGTTACCAGTTAACTTGTCACCTTGACCAGTAGTGCCTGCTCCAGCAGGAGGGGCAAAAGTTGCTTTTGATATTTCATTTATTCTTAGTACTGCTTTTTTCTTTTTATCTTCTGCATCTTTTGCTTGTTTTTTAAATGCGTCAATTTTTGCTTGAGATTGAGTAATGTAACCACGACGAAGCGCTAAACCTTGTTGAATTCCTGGGGTATCTAGAACTCCATTGGCTACTGCGTTATTGTAATAACTAACATAATCATTTTTTAAGACAGTTTTTGTTTTATATTCGTTTTTAGCCCTATTATTAAGATCTTTTATTTGAGCATTAAGGTTAGCGATATTGTTATTTAACTTAATAAGTTCATTTGTAACTTTGTCAAATGCCGCTTTTTTTGCACGAGCATTAGCAGCGTCTCTTTCTTTTTGACGAATCTTATCGTATTCGCTCTGTGTACTCATTATCGGCTTCCCATCATAGCGATATCCATATCGTCCTGTAGATACTTCTTAACCTTTTTAGCAAATTTAATTGCTTCATCTTCTGAAGCCTTATCGATCTTAAGGGTTATGTTTACAGTTTTGTTGCCAGTTCCATAAGAAGTTGAAGGCATAGAGGCACCGTAACCACTAGTCCCACCACCTGTAGGAAACTTGTAACCAGGATCATTTGTTTGTCCTGAACGCCACGCCGAATTGTTAATTGCACTTAAGATGTCTTTAGCACTACTACCATTTTTAAGAGATTCAATAATTGCAGTGTAACCACGGGAATCAGCGCTCTTACCTGTAAGGGTTGCAAGTGTTGCCTCAACTCCTTGATCAACAGAGGTGTAAGCCTTTACACCAACTTTGTTGAAAGAAACAGCGCCTGGCATATCTAAAGTGGTATTCAAAGGGTTGTAAGTAGCGCGGTTTAACGAGGTAGACCAGCCCTTACCTTCAGCCCTCATCCAAGCAGTCAAAGCCTTTAAACTAGTACCAGTAACAGGAGCACCTAGTTTTGTAAGTAGAGTAGTTGCCCAAGCCTGTTGGTCTTTAGACCCCATAGGAGCGCCGCTGCCAGAACTGGTGCTGCCAGAACTGGTTGAAGCACTATCTCCAGTAGGAGAACTTGTTGTAGTTTTTGCACTGCCTGTTACAGCCTCAGAAGTAGGACGTAAAGACGCGTACTGCCCATAAAGTGCACCAAGCGCACCTCTCTTAATACTTCTTTCAACGGATGCTGGATTTACAGGGTTATTTTTTCCGTGACGAACTTCAAAGTGCAAGTGCGGCCCATTTGACTTTCCTGATTTACCAGACTTACCAATGCGTCCGCCTTCTTTTACAGCGTCTCCAACTTGTACGTCTTTTGCACTTAAGTGTCCGTATAAAGACTGATAGCCATTAGCGTGATCCACTACTACAGAGGTACCGTAGTCGGCCCCAATGTTTACCGCAGAAACAACACCGTCTTTCCACGCCTTTACAGGTGTGCCTTCTTTCATTTGGTAATCAACGCCTGTGTGCTTACCGCCTGTTGACGCCCAAACTTTAGGGTCCTGCGCACCATAGCCAGCAGTTACCGCATACCCTGCACCGTAACCAGAGGAGCCTCCACCAATTCCTGGTCCACCATTATTGATAGATGCACCATAACCCGAAGTTCCACCACCACCTGGCTTAAGCCTAAGTATGGCGGTAATTCCTCCAAGTAAATCTTTTATACCGCTACTAAACACAGCGGTAAAAGTAGTGATTGCATCGCCCATATTTGAGCCACCGACTCCACTGATAAAACCCTTACCTTGTGCCAAAAGATCAAATCCAGGAAGTTTACGAAGAAATCGATTAAATCCCTCAATAGCATCTGCTGCATTTTCAAAGCCCTGAATCATTCTTGTTTCAGCCTTAGCCATTGTTTCACTTTGTGCAGTGTTTGCTCGACCCGCAGAGGTAAGCATTCTATTTGAGTTCTTATCCTTATCCTGACCAGCGCCACGGGTTGCTAGATCAGGGTTGCGTCCTTCAGCAAGGTCAATCATTGCTTGGCGAATCATTTCTTGCTGTGCTGCATCAAATCCCATAGTGCTAAGGTTGGCACCTAGTGCACCTTTTTGGAACGAAGTTTGTACTTGTTCTGCGGTAACGTTTTTACCGCCAGTCATTAGGTCCATTAACTCTTTAGAGATTTGACCCATGGTTTTGTCTTGCCCTGTTTTTAAATTATAAGTTGTAATTCCATATTGAGAGAGATTGGCTCCCATAGAACCTGTGTGCATGCCAGCAATAGAACTTGCTGCAGCAGCGTTATCAATTCCTAGGTACTTGTAAGCACCGCCGACTTCGCCAAGTGCTTGTCTGTAGTTGGCGCTACCTGGTGTGTAGCCACGACCAGCCAATAGTGCAGCAGTCATTCCTCCCGCACCTACGCTTGACTCACCACGTCCCATTGCTGCAATAGTTGAACGCTCTAAAAACGCACGACTAATACCAGGGGTCTTTAATCCTGCTTGATAGTAGCCAACTGCAGTTTGCATTGTTGCCGAGAAGTCAGGCATACCCGCATATGCACCAGCCAAAGGTGCCATCATCATCTTCAGTGGCCCAGTAAGTAGGCCACCAAGACCAGCGCTATCTTCCCCTTGAGGAGTAGGTTTTCCTGTGACTTTTCCGTAAGTCCAAGCACCCGCTCGATCTGAAACAGTAGGGCGATAAGGATCGTAGTAACCATCTCTATCATCTCTACGGTATCTACCACTTACAGGTGCCAGACTATTGTCCATAACACCTGTAGAGGTTTGTGTCCTAGTTTGAGTTTGAGTAAACCGTGCTTTATCAGCACCTGTTCCTGGACGTGAACTTGATGTTCCTAACCCTTTTTCACCACCACCATTAGCGTTTATAGCGCCTTGTGTTTTAGTTATGGCTACAGCGGCAATTCCATTTACTTTCTCAAGAGCAGCATATAAATCATTGATCTTAGAAGTTAAACCTGAAACACCAGTAGAAAGAGATTGAATCTGGGAAACCATCTTGTTAGCCATGACTATCCCTTTCTACTAGTGTTTCTGGCTATCTCTAGCCAATTTTCTCTGTCTCTATGAGACATTTCTTTTATCTCGGTTAATGTCCACCCAGTAAAGTCATGGGTGAGCATCGACCACTCTGCCATTAAATTTGTGTACGGTTTAAAACTGAAATAAGGTGCCGAAGTTAATCGGAACGCTTACCTCACCTTCACAGTCAGGGCATTTAACTTGTAGGTTTTCAAATTGAGGACCAATCAATCTTTTGTTTAACGCCTCTGTAATGTTACGACGGTCTACAAGACCAAGGTTTTGAATCTGTAACTTGCTAATGACTGGAGAGCCATCAATACTTATTACAGTTCCTTCTAGCATTAGTGTGCTTAATTCGGCTGAAGACTTTTCAGAGTTATTAATCATGTCCTTCTGAGTAAGTCCTGTAGGAAGTTGCACAGTAAATTCTTTTGTCTTTCCTTTTACGGTAAAGACTCGATCATTTATAGGATCAACCAAGGTCTTTACCTTGATGTCTTTGTTAAGATCTACCTGTACCGTTTTAAAGTCAGAACATCCAGGACAGTAAGAAGGAATATCTGCCGTAGATCCAAAGGTTGCTTTAATGATTCCAAGAATTAAAGCATCTCGATCACCAGCAAGCAGTTGATCTAACAAACGTTCATCCGCTTTATCTTTACCAATACGGACTGTTCCACGATTAAGAATCGTAAGTATTGCTTTTCCTACATTAGTAGTACGAGCAATCGCTTCTTCATCTAGACCGTTTAACTCCCGAACTTCTGCATCTGTAACAACCTCCCCAGCGAGTGTTATGTACCCGCCAGGGAGAGTCACTACAGTGTCAGAAGGAGGAATTATCTTTACTTCTTTTTGCTCTGGCTCTTGAACAGCCAGCGCTTGATTGATTAAGTTGTTCGCCATTGCGGGATTAGCCGCTGCATTAATTGTATTCGACATTTTATTCCTTAACTAAATAGTGGTACGGATGTTGCTAGTGGGAGTTTTTTAATTTCACCAGTTACTACTGGTGTTGTTGCATTAAATGCGCTTGCACCTTCAGTAAGGCTCGGAGCCCAGTTAACATCAAAACCTTCATGTACAAGTGCCATCTGTTCTACAAATAGAGCATTGTCACCAGCATTTAGGTCTGAATAAGCAACTGAAGTTGGCCAGCAGTTGTATACGTAGAAACGCATTGCAACGTGATCTGTTGTAGCCTCTGAAGCGTCGTCTGCACCAGTTCCAGGAATTGGATGAGATAACACTTGGATTTCAAGATCACAACGGAAATTAGCGTCAGCCTTACGTGTTCCTGATGCGTTTACTGTTGCAAACAATTGACGCATCCAAGTCCAGTTTTGCTTTGTGTTCAATAGCACGCCGCGCTGTAACATAATTGGTGTAAAGGTTGTTTGACCAGGGATCTGATGAACCGTGGTGTTGTAACCGCCTTCACGGTAGGGGATAGACTCAGTAGAAACCGATAGACCTGAGACTGAGGTAAAACCAAGTGTGGTTCCCTTCAATGGGGTCAGAGCAGCATTCCCTGAATCTTGAGGTATAAACGTAACTAAAAATCTAAAGTTACGAAGTGGATCGGTAACTAATGTTGACCGATTGTTAATGATTGTTGCCATTTACATTATCTCCTTCTGATTAGTTCAGCGTCTTTTGGCTGAGGTCGATGACGATGAACTCTGCTGGGTATTGGAGAGCCACACCAACTTGAATGTGAACTTCACCGTTAGCAATTTGAGCGGCTGTGTTGTTTTCTGCATCGCACTTTATAAAGAAAGCGGAAGAAGGAGAAGCACCACGTAGACCACCTTGGTTGCGGTATTCGTTTAAGAATACTGTGATGTTTGCTCGTAGTTGTGCCCACAAACGCTCATCATTATTTTCAAAGATTGCAAACTCAGTTAGGTTCTTTAGGCTCTTACGAATGTAGATTAAAGAACGACGCATGTTTACATACTTGTTTGCTGTGCCATCTTGCTTAAGTGTACGAGCACCCATAACAGAAAGACCAGCGCCAGGAATTTGACGGATTGGATTTACTGGTGATGTGCTTGCGTTCATCAAGTCAAGTTCTGTTGAAGAGAAAGGCTTTTCAATAGCAACTACGCCTTGAATTGCAGAACCAATACCTGCTGGGGCTTTGAACACGCCACGGCTTGCATCTGTTGCAAGGTATAGACCTGCTACAGCACCTGCTGGTTCAATCTTGCGTAGTGCACTTGAACTACGTCCGACTGGATCAGAGATGTATAGGTGTGGGTAGTACACAGCAGCATGACTTGTATCAGCAAGGCTTCCTGAAAATGTAATTGCATTTGCTGTTGTTAGGTCTGGATCTGTACCAATTACTACAAAGCCATTGTTGGCTTCTGCCCAAGAGGTGGCGTCATCAAAGACGCTTACTGAGCCAGAGGCAAGGCTGTTTGCGTTTGGCAAGAACATAACTAATGGACGATCAATAGCAGAAAACTCTGCCCATACTGTGTCAGTTGTTGACTTATATGAAGTGTAGTCTGTAGCAACTGTTGCTGTTCCATTACTGCCTAGTGCAAGCGGGTAGGTGCCTAAAACAGGGGTTCCTGCTGCACTGTTAGTTACTGTAATGTAAGCAGATACTATGTTAATTACAGTCTCTGCGTAATCACTTGAAGCGCTGTCATCAAAGACTAAATTTGCATAGCGCTCCAACAGGATGTCATCGTTGATGTCGCCAGCAACGCCTGATTCTTTGTACAGAGTCAAGGTAAAGGTATCTAAAACTTCACCTCCAGAAACAACAACACGAAGATTATTGCCATCAGTTCCTGCGTCTTTAGCAATAATTGTTGCAACTAATGCATCACCTGATGTAACTAAATCAATGTTTGCTTCTGATGCGTTAGCGTTTAGTAGACGCTTAACATAGAGTTCGCGTCCACCGTTTGTGAAGAAAGAGCCAACCTGGAAGGTTGCTGGGTAAGAGGCGTTGTAGCCTCCAAAATACTTGGTAAATTGATACCAAGATGTAACAAGCGTAACTGCTTCTGGGCCCTGTGCAAATGGGGCAACAACAGCACCAGCCGCGTCAGCGGTAACGCCACCTGCGAGAGGGGCGGGTAGTAAGCGTTCACTGATGTAAACACCTGGACGGCTATAAGCCATGATTTCTCCTAACTAGTTGGGTAAGGGTTCCGAGTTATTCTGGTATGGTGAACGAAATAGGTGTGAACTGATTGCGACCAATTTGTTCGCTACCAGTTGTACCAGTGACATTGAGTTGTAACGCTTTGTACATCTTGAAGTATGTTTCGGGGGCAATCTCGCTTGAGACACGAACAGTGATTGCGTTTACAAATAAGCGCTTTCCTTGTTCAGTAATATCTCGTTTAGCGATATCTAAAACATCCAAACGGCGAACCGTACCGTAGACAGTGTTTGCACCTGTTTCTAGTGTGGCGAACCGTAGTGGAATTTTTGTGTATAGCAGTTGTGCCAGGATCTGACGATCGTGTCGTGGCTGACGTGCGTATGTTGTAATTTGGTAATCAAGATTTACTGGTACTGGATAGTTGATATCCCAGCCATGTGCATCGGTATCCCATTCAGCCTCATCATCATCTACGCCAATAGTTCCTGGATCAACGATGTAGGCAGGTTTTACACGACCACGATGAGCACGCATGATATCTTCTGATAGATCAATCATGTCAATCGTAATATAGGGATAGGACTGGCTTCTTAGTTCTTGATCAGGTTGTCCAAACCAAACTTCAACTTTACGTTGTGGGCCTTCTCCTGTTGTACTCTTCTGGTCTGTTACAACCATATCCTTCAAAAGATTGCGAAGCGCTTCGTCCTCGTCTAATAAAAAACTCATAGTGCGCCTTCAATGTGTTTAAAGAGACGCTTAACAAAGAAGTGTTCTGCTGGGGCTGTGCGGTTTTTAGAGCGATGAATAGCACGATTAGGTTGACTACTAGGGGTACCGAACTCATGATCAAGAGTTTCACCGTGATGAGTGTGGTGCACGTTTACTGAGAAATCATCACCTACGTTTAGGGAACGAGCAATATGGGTTGGCCAGCCACTAGCGTGTGCTTCGTTACGAACACGGGCAGACATTAAAAAACTTGTCTCTTTGCTGGCCTTACGTAAGGCGTTGTGTACGTGAGACTGCTTCATCTCTTTCTGGCTTTCGCAACGGTTTTGCCAGCGACTTTTCCACCGACATAGCCTGCGATAAGACCAGTAATAATTGGTTGTTTATTTTTTGGACGATAGCCAAAAACGCCACGCATAAACTCTTCGACCTCTTCTTTGCCGTTCATTTCAGCGGCTCTTTCATACCAAGGCTTCCAAGCCATAATAAACCCCTTTATCGCAAGTAGTGGGAACTACACAGAGCACGCATGTGTTTCTGATACTGCAATGATAAAGAAGAAAGGGCCTTTTCGGGCCCTAATCTTTTACTTCTTTTCTTTCTTTTTGGATTTAATCTTCTTTACGATCTTCTTGTCCATCTTGCGGTCGTCCTCTTGGGACTTAGGCTTACGATGTTCCTTGTCCATCTTTTCAAACTGAGCCTTTTCTTCTTTGTCTAGGCCTTTAGTTGTTTTAGCGTCTTGCTTCTTATCTGAAGACTTTGTGTATTTGGACATAAGTTACATAACCTTTCCTTTTGATTTGACCAATGCTTCTGGTGCGCGAGTGGTTTGGCCTAGAACACCTTTAAAAATAGGTGCCATAGCGTCGGTTTTAATCCCAGAAAGTGGAGTAGTTATAGAAGGCATCCTTACTGGCATTTTTACTGCCATAGGGAGTGCTCTTGGAGCAGCCATAGCACCAGGATTCATAGGCATAGCACCAGAACCGCCGCCACCTGGGGCAAACTGTGGTTGAGAGAGCATTGTTTAGACTTCTTTCTTAAAACTTATTAATAATTGGACGGCTCATTTGTGGCATTGAAATCTTTGGAGTGTTATTCCGCATATGCTCCATTGAAGGCCCACGCTGCATCTGTTGCATGGCAGGATTAGCGTTTTTCATTTGTGCCGTAGCAGGGTTAACTGGTTTAAACTGTGTTTTAGATAACACTACATGCCTTTTTTCTTATTCATAGTCATTTTAGGTGCCTTGCCTTTTTTAAGGGCTTTAAAATCTGCGCCAGTAATCTTGCTTGTAGGAGTCGCTGCGCCAGCAATCTTCTTCTGCTTAGGAGTAAGAGTCTTCTTTATCACTTCTTGTCCTTTGAACTCTTCTTGATGTCCTTCTTCTTGATCTTGCCTTTATGAGGGCCTTTACCGTACTTTGGATGGGTCTTGTCTTTCTGTCCACAGCCGCATGTAGCGCACATAGTTACTTACCTTTCGATTGTTTTGAGGCCCACATGTTGTCAACGAGATTTGGGTAAGGACGACCAGCCTTTGCTGCTCGTGCCTTTGCCGCACTCTTTGCTGATGATGACAACGGTGTAGACTTCTTCTTTGGGTTTTTGGTATTCCAAACTTCTTTAGCCATTAGCAATCCCACTTTCTTAATGCTAGAGCCTTGCGAGTTGGCTTGCCGTTCTTCTCCATAGGCCCTTCTACGCCACCCATACGTGCACAGAACGACTTACGACGAGCCGCAGATTTAGGAGACTTCTTTGCTTGCTTAGCAGATACAGGCGGTTTTAAATCAGACCCAGGGTTAGCACGCTCGTAAGACTTACGGCCTTTTTCATTTAAGCCACCCTTTTTATTCTTGCCTTCTTTACGCTGCCATGCTTCTGCTTTAGCCATTTTTCTTATGCCAATCTTTAGTTGCTTTTACGCCTTGAGCAATTGTTCTGGCGCCAGCCTTCTTTGTCAGGTTAATCTTGTCATACTTACCAGTGTTACCAGCGTGATCAACAACTACGTCGCCTTGTTTGTTCTTCTTAATAACGTGCTTTTTACCAGCAGCCTTGATTGTCTTAGCCATTAGTCAAAACCAGGTCCTTCATAGAAACTTGACTTACCAGTTGCAGCATTCATAAAGACCAAACGTCGCATACGGATTTCACCCTTTGAGTCAATAGTGCTTACAATCTTGCCTGGAACTGGGCGCTGCTTTGGTTCAGGCTTAACAGGTTTTTTTGTTTTATCAGGACGCATTTTTCCAGTACCAGTCTTATGGTTATCGTTTTTACTTGCCATTCTTTTTCCCCACAGTCATTGGTTTGTTTTCACCAGCGTGCTTTTCTTTTAACTTAGCAAGTTCAGCGGCATGCTTTGCTTCCATAGCCTCTACCTCTAACTTCTGAGATGCTCTTGGTTTAGTTGCCATTGATGCGAGTCCTCCGCCATTCGGGTAAGTAAGTGGTGCTGGTTTTAATTTTGTTAAAGTCATTTACTTATTCTTCACAGTCTGCTTTGGCTTCTTTACAGTAGAACCAGATTGTAGTTTTCCTGCTTTGACTTCCTTGATTACTTTTTCTACTTTGCCCTTGGAGACTTTCTTAGTAGCCATTAACTATCTTCCCAGTCTTCCTCTTCATCTAGGGCGTGATCGTCCCAGTCCTCTAATTCTACAGCCTCATCTTCAAATAGATCAGGGTCTAATTCAGGTTCAAAGTCTTCTGGCATAGCAATCTCCTAGTTTGCGTAGTCCTGGAATTGTGGATCGTTTACAAGTTCTTCTGAGTTTAGAAGGTTCATATCAATAGTTATTACTGAATAAAAATTAGCATACTTTCCACGAGGCAGTACTCGTGTAGGAACAAAGATTTGGCCATTAAATTCGGCGCGATCTTTGATGTGTAGGTTAGGCTCAGTAAGTAGAACAGGCAATAGGCGTTGGACATCGTTGACCGCAAGGACTAAGCGCAAGGTGTCGGTTGTGTAGAAACCGCGTTCGTTCATTACGTTAGTACCACGAAGTTGTTGAGCCATAATTACAGGCAACTTGAATGGTTCGTTCCAACGACGGCCTTGGCCATCAGTTTGATTGGAAACGTCGTAGATGGGATCTACCCAAGTTTCGTAGTCAGCGGCTAAGGCATTCGGGTCCCAGACCCACCAGTTAACTTCGGTACCTACAGGGTCGCGTAGTTCATCGACCATGCCCTCTTCCATTGACTTGTTTTCAAAGTCAATTTTAAATCGCCCCTGTACTTTGTTTCCACGCATGGTTACTCTCCTTCTTTAGGATGTATGAATTCATCCTTTATAGGGTCGTAGGTACTGCCTGTTCCAGCAAAGGGACCTCTAAAATTACCGTTATAAGAAGTTTGCACCCAGTTTCCTGGAAGACCAATAGAGGCAAGAAAATCTTTTCCTGCCTGTTCACTTTCAACACCATCAACAAGAATGTCTTGGTTACGCACCACAACTACTTGTGTGACGATGTTGTTCTCGGCTAGTTTTGCAAAATGTGCCATTAGAAAGTTATGCTCCCGCTTCCTGCCCATGTGTAATACCGAAAGCCACCCACTACTACTGTGGATGCTCCGACAGCAGATGCGGCTGGGCCATAAGTATCCGAATAACGGATTACACAAATACCTGAACCGCCGCTGCCGTATGTGTCTGAGGTAACAGGAGCAGGAGAACCACAACCACCACCTGTATTTGCAGTTCCAGAAGTTCCGTAGTAACCAGCCTGGCTGTAGCCACCACCGTTACCGCCACCGCCTGAACCGCCAGTGCTGTATATCGACGTGATACTTGCAGCATTAAGCGCTGTTGATCCACCACCGCCGCCACCGAAGGTTCCAGCCCAAGTACCCTTACCAGGACCACCGTTACCACCTCTGGCATTTGTGTTACTACCAGAATAAGGAGCGTCGCCACCTACTCCACCAGCACCGCCGCCACCGCCACTTTGTCCTTCGTAACCTGCAATTCCACCGTAGCCACCAGCAAATCCTTGACCAGGAGTTCCAGCACCACCAGGACTACCGTTACGACCACCACCGCCTGCACCACCTGCTGTTGCGTTTACAAGGTTGTAACCACCACGACCACCTCCATTAACGGATGTAATGCCGCTAATAGAAGAAGCCTCGCCGTTTGAAGTGGTAACACCGCCAGCACCAATTGTTATGGTGTAAGTAGTACCAGGACTAATGGCTGAGGTTGATTCAATAACGCCACCTCCACCACCGCCGCCAGATCCGTTGTTAGATGTCCAAAAAGTTCCGCCACCACCAGCAACAAGCACGTAAGCAATGCTTGGTGGGACAAACGAGAATGAGAGAGAGTTAGAAGCAGAGGAAGCAGCAGAAGTGCCGTTAGTGTTTGTACCTGTTGCTGTATAAGTGTAGGTTCCGCCAACTGTTTCAGTTACTGCAATAGGGCTTGATGCTCCTGTGTTTGAAGCACCACTAGAGGATGTAACTGTATAAGTTGTAATTGGAGATCCACCAGTAGCATTTACTGAAAAAGTAACAGAGGCCGTATTTCCAACTTTAGTTGCGGTACCGATAGTCAATGCTTGTGGTTTTGTAGAAGCAGTAAGTGCTGCTGACACAGTTGGATTAGAAGTTCCAATAGCATTGATTGCAGTTACAGAGTAAGTGTAAGAAGTAGCCGCAGTAAGTCCAGTAACAACTATGGGGCTAGATGAACCAGTTGCTGTCAAAGATCCAGGATTAGAGGTTACTGAGTAACCTGTAATAGCAGAGCCTCCCGTATTTGCAGGAGCGGTAAAAGCAACGCTTGTAGAAGAAGTAGACCCAAAAGCAACGTTTGTTACGTTGGTAGGGGTTACTCCTGTTGGTGATCCAGGCTGTGTAATGCTGGTTCTTCCAACAAGCATATTTGTGTAATGGTCACCAGTACTAATTCTTTGTACGGCCATTTAGCAACCAACCATTTCTTTATTTAGCATAAACAAGTACCTGCCCGCTGCCACCAACACCACCAGCACCACCGTTGGCATAGATTGTTTCAGAAGCACCAAATACAGCACCACCGCCACCGCCGCCACCACCGCCACCGCCAGGCCTGCTTCCAGCAGTTCCAGCAATACCGTTGGATGCAAATGGCATAGACCCATTAGACTGTGCCCCACCAGAGCCGCCAGCACCACCAGAGCCACCCTTATTGGAACCTGCGCCTCCTTGAACTCCACCAATATTTCCACCAAACGGTGAAGAGTCATGACCACCGCCACCGCCGCCACCGCCACCGCCTCCGTAGGATACGGAAGCAGGTAACCCAGCAATAGCAATTGATATGGAACCTGCCCCTGTACCTGGAGACCCTTCAGTTCTAGGAGCATCGAAATTTCCAGGTATGTCACCACTTATGCCGCCAGCGCCGCCATTATTAACACCAGAATAAACTCCGTTAACTTTATTTGATGCGCTACCATTACCAAGTGCGTCTATTATAGGTCCAAAAATGTTTTCAAAGGAAGCATTACTGCTTGGTCCAGTTACATAAACTGTGTAAGTTTGACCAGCAGATACAGGAATGTCATAAGCAGCGGCGGCTTGGCCACCAGGACCACCAGGACCACCAGCGCCAGTAGAACCACTTTGACCACCACCGCCGCCGCCCATACAGTAAACAGTAAGTAATGTTTTACCAGTAGGAACTGTGTATGTGAACGAAGTTGTTAAAGGGCTTCCATCAAAAGTTTGTGAGAGCGCATAGGTAATAGCATCAGTTGTGATGCTATTAGATGCAGCCGATGTAGAAGAAACGCCGTTTGCGTTTGTTGCGGTAACAGTAAAGGTGTAAGAAGTAGATGGGCTTAAACCTGTTACCGAAATAGGGCTAGATAAACCTGTCGCAGTTACTCCTCCAGGAGAAGATGTAGCGGTGTACGCAGTGATAGTTGAGTTACCAGTTCCTCCAGCAGTAAACGCAACGGTGGCTGTGGTCTCGCCAGTCTTAGTGGCCGTACCAATAGTCGGTGTCTGTGGTTTAGTAGACGGCGTTAAAGATGAAGACGCGCTTGAAGCCGCTGATTGCCCAATAGCATTTGATGCAATTGCAGTAAAGGTGTATGCGGTACCAGAGGTTAAGCCTGTAACTAAAATAGGAGATGTAGCGCTGGTAGCCGTAAGAGAACCTGGACTAGAAGTTACTCTAAAGGAAGTAGCGGATGCACCTGATCCTGCCGTAAAAGGAACTGAGACAGAACAAGTTGAACCAAAGTTAACTCCAGTAACATTTGTAGGAGTTCCTATAGTTGGAGTACTAGGTTGAACAGAGGAAGACTGTCCTACCAAAAATGTATCTTGAGTTTTACCGCCTGAGAATTTTCGAGTAGTCAATTAATTCTCCCTTAACTATCTGAGGCGACTGTGGTTTCACCCTCGGTAGGCTCGACAGGGTCGTTGCCTGCTGCTAATGAGTTACCACGGTTGCCATCGCTAAACCGCAGAATTGTCATTAGGAAATTTCACTTCCAAAGGCTGTCATTGCTAAAGATGTCGCAGCCGAGGAGTAGCCTTGAATCTTATCGCCAGCCGCAAGAGTAATTCCTAAAGTTAAAGCGGTTGAGTCGTTAGCGCCAACGGTAACGTCGTAAGCCACATAAGATTTTGCTCCTACAGTTTCACCACTCTTTATTACCGCAAGACGAAAAGTGCGGGCAGAAGCATTGGCATTACTTACAACAATGGTTGAAATAACGGCTGCAGTTGATACTGGAACAGTATAAAGGTCTTCTAATGTGGTAGCCGCATTAGCAAGTTGACCCAGCACTTTGTATGTTGTTGCCATGAAACTCCTTTAATAATATAGCCATAGGTTAACTGGTACAGAAAACCTGTGTGGGCTAAAGTGGCCCTATGAATTTGGTGCATAAATCGGTTTCTCAGGGCGGAAAATTAGCGCCCCTTATTTTACCTCAAGGGTTGACCTCTGGTATGGGTCTAATGAACCCCTCTATTTTTATAGATGATGACGGGGACATCCTGGTCAATATTCGCCACGTTAATTACACCCTCTACCATAGCGAGCATGACCAACGGTTCTTTAGTCCGTGGGGGCCGCTCTCCTACCTTCACCCTGAAAAAGACCAGAGGCTAGTTACAACTAACTACCTCTGTCGTCTAGATAAAGACTTGAACATCATCAACTACACAAAGGTTGATTACTCGGCACTTGATGTGCCACCTATTTGGGAGTTTGTTGGCGAAGAAGATTGCCGAATTACTCAATGGGATGGCGACTACTACTTGATAGGTGTTCGTCGTGACACCACGCCTAATGGCCAAGGTCGTATGGAGTACTCAAAGATTGAATTAGATAAGAAAAACTGGACTGCTAAAGAAGTGCAGCGAGTTCGTATACCGCCTCCAATTGACGTCAACTCATACTGTGAGAAGAACTGGATGCCTATCCTTGATATGCCTTATCACTTTGTTAAGTGGGCAATGCCTACTGAAGTTGTTAAGGCTAATCCTAATGTTTCTGAGTGTGAGCAAGTACTGGTAAGAAGTACCCCTTCTGTTCCTATTGATCAACGTGGCGGTACTAACGTAATCGCATGGGGCGAATATTACGTAGCCTTTACTCACGAGGTAAAACTTTGGCGCAATTACTTAAACCAAAAAGACTCTATCTATCGTCATCGTATGATTGTTTGGGACAAGGACTTTAACTTTGTTGGCTTGTCTAACTCGTTTGCTTTTATGGATACGCCTATCGAGTTCTGTGTAGGCGCTGCAGTTAGTGGTGGTAAATTACTGTTAAGTTTTGGTGTGCAAGACAACGCGGCCTTTGTATTAGAGGTGCCAAAAAAGGTTGTAAATGGTTTGATTACGGAGGCGATGGCATATGGGAATTAAAGAAGCATCTCTTGCATTAGCAGAAAATCCTTACGATGCTGATACTAACTTTGCACTAGCAGAGGCTTACGATAAAGAGAAGCAGTACGCATCAGCCGCAGGCTTCTACCTAAGAGCCGCCGAGTACGGTTACAAAACTCATCCGTTAGTTGCCTACACATCGTTGTTAAAGATGGCTCTTTGCTGGTCGTACCAAGGAGATCGTAATCGCACCGTGTACAACAATGTCATGCAGGCTATTGCGTACTTGCCAAATAGACCAGAGGCTTACTTTATTGCCGCTCGAATCCATGAGCGCAATAAGGAGTACCAGCAGTGCTACACCTACGCAGAGATGGGGCTGCTATACGCAACCACAACTTTTCACAACCCACTACCTGGCTATGTTGAGTACAACGGATCATACTGTTTGATATTTGAGAAGGCAGTATCAGGCTGGTGGTTAGGCCGCAAAGAGGAAAGTAAAACTTTATTTCAGCATCTGCTAGATAACTACGAGATGGCACCAGAGTATGTAAGCGGTTGCCTCAACAACATGAAGTTGTTCTAATATGTTTCCTAATTGGTTTAAAGATGTTGAAAAGTATTTTCGTCATGTTCCTAATGAGCCACTTCGTGCTCTACAGATCGGCACCTACACAGGTGATGCTACAGAGTGGTTGTTAGACAACTGCGAGATCCAGTATCTAGATGATGTAGATACTTGGGGTGGAAGTGAAGAGACCGCACATGAATCTATTGACTTTGTTTCAGTAGAGGACTACTACGATTCTCGCTTCAAAGACCTACGAGTTAAGAAGAACAAGATGACTAGCAATGAGTTCTTTAACTTGCCATCTCGTACATATAACTTCATCTACATCGATGGAGACCACACCGCTTTGCAGACTGCGCTAGATGGTCTTAACGCTTTTAAACTCCTTGAAAAGGGTGGTGTGATGGCTTTTGATGACTACCTATGGAATTACAACGGGAACCCTTTCCTAGAGCCTAAGAGAGGCGTAGATGCTTTCTTAGCCGTATGTGAGGGGCAGTACACAGTCATTGAATCTGGCTATCAGATGTGGATTGAGAAGTGCTAGAGAACGCCTGCTATGAGGTCTTTCATACTGATACTGGAAATAACTTCCGTAATAAATCATATGAAAACATTGTAGAAACGCTTTCTTTCTTGCCGCGTTTGGGCTCCCCTACTCAGTACTTAAATACCGTTGATAAGGCTGAGGCCTTTGTTAGCCAAACACCTAAGTTCAAAGTAAACACCGTAGAAGATTATTGCCAACCAGGTGAGACATTCCCACCATCTTCTGGCGTTGTTGGGGTATGGGCTAGTAACTACTTGGCTTACAAGAAGTTCTTAGAGTCTGATTACGACACCTTGGTTTTGTTTGAGGACGACATTCTTGTAAGTAAGAACTTTAAATCTGTGATTAGTATGTACATGCAGGAGTTACCTGGTGATTGGGACTTCTTCTCTTTCTTTGTCCCTGATGATTCTCTATTTGCGTACAACGAAAACGACCACACAATTGGCGCCGAGAACGTGTGTATTTCTTATCAGCAATGGTCATGTGCTGGATATATGGTAAGTAAAGCAGGAGCAAGAAAGGCCATTGAAGATATTGAATCTAGAGGAATTAACTGTCCAATAGATTGGTACGTATTTAACTTTAGAATGAAGAAAGAAGAGAACAAAAAGACCTTCTTTACCTACACACTAAAGCCAGGAAAGTATCGCCCTATAAAGTTCTTGCAGGAAGCAGCACAACAAAGTCAGATACATTGGGGTAGTACCGAACTGCTTTAATCAAGTGCTGGTTACAAGTTCTCTTCACTGTAAACTACAGCAGGAGGAGTAACAACTGTAGGTGTAGGTGGTGTAGTTGGGTAAACACCATCATTGTCTTTTATTAACTGGATAGTCTCTAGCGCCCAGGCTTTTGCT